TTTTTTTTTAAAATTAATTTTTAATTATTATTATCTAATAATTATACTTCCCAATGCTTAACATTTTCAGGATTATATCGACCAAAATCTGGAGTAAAATTAACCCTAGTCTTATCTGGACGATGCATTTCATACAATTGATCCAATGTAGGAAACCCATTTAACACAGTTTCAATTGGAATACCTGCTTTTCTACTAATTCTAGTTATTTCTTTCTTCTCCATACCACCAAATCGATAAAATGATGCTATTAAACTATCCATCGAACTAAACTTACCAGCTGAAACGCAGAATTGAAACATATGTAAACATAACTCATGTATACGATGATTTGTACCCATATTATCATATGCTAACCCTATACTGGCAATTGCATAATCTGCTAATGTCAATCGTGGATTATTTCCCCATGCCAGCTTCACCATAAAGTCATCAATATGCTTATATGGTAACACAGCAGGCATCCACTCAGGAAATTCAGCTGTACGAGCAATAAAATATCGTTTTAAAAAGACGACTCCTCTTATTTTTAAGCCTCCATGCTCATTAGGAACACTTAAAAATGGAATCTTTGATCTAATATTTCTGATTTCCATTTTAAAAAAATGTTGACAAACTTAGCAAATCCTTCTTCATTAATAACATCACTAATTTCTGATCCTATAGCTGATACATGATCATCACCATATACTGGAAATTGCATCCTACCAGATTGATATGTCTCCTCAATTAAAGCTGACTTATAAGGAGTCATAATTTCTACATATATCGTATAACTAAACCATAATAACGCAACTATCCATGAATTACCATGAGAAGTCTCATATGCTCCAGATGGCATAGTTCCGAAAATAATCTTCCATATACGAGCAAATATATGAACAACTTTAACAGATAGATTTTCAGTAGCTACCTGTAACAAATACATAAAAATCGCGTAATGCGGTGACTGCTTACTAACATAGACTGCTGCCTGTGAAGAATATAACTCCAATAATACTCTATTTATGGTAGTATCTAGTGCCTTGAAATCACCATCAAAGAAATGCATAGTGGGATCATCATATTTCATTTGCTCTGCAAACTTTAAAGCACCACCAAAGAAAAATTTCATACCTATCTTAATACATTTTCCT